AGCAAAGCTTTGGACAATCGGGGTCGGCCATGTCATGTTCCCAGAGCAGGGAAAGCTCAAGATAGACCAGCGGGATGCGTTTACACCACCCGCAGAAGCCATGCGTAAATATTCAATGGAGGAAGTTGATGCAATACTTAGGGCAGACCTTGCTCGCTTTGAGAAAGGCGTGGCTACTTATTGTCCTGTGCCTCTTACTCAAGGACAGTTTGATGCGTTGGTATCATTTTCCTTCAATGTGGGGCTAGGCACATTGCAGCGTTCAACTCTGCGCCAGAAGGTGATGCGTGGTGATATGGAAGGTGCGGCAGAGGAACTCTTGAAGTATTGCATGGCGGGGGGTAAAATTCTCAAAGGGCTGCAAAAACGTCGCATCGACGAACGCGCCGTGTTTCTTTCGTAGGACTGCCGATGCTGAAAAAACTTACCCTGAAAGCCGGTGTAAACAGAGAGAACACTCGTTACACATCTGAAAACGGATACTATGTGTCCGACAAGGTGCGCTTTCGTCAAGGTACACCTGAGAAAATCGGTGGGTGGACACGCATTTCAGCCAATTTTTTCCTTGGGGTTTGCCGTTCTTTGTGGAACTGGGTGACGTTAGGCGGCGCTAACTTATTGGGCGTTGGTACCAATTTAAAGTTCTATATTGAATACGGCGGTACGTATTACGACATTACCCCACTGCGGGCGTCTTCTACAATTAACAACAATCCTTTCGCCGGTAACGGGACAACCACAGTTACGGTAACTGATACCGCCCACGGAGGCGTGACGGGCGATTTTGTAACGTTCAGCGGTGCTACAGGCACATACGCTACCACTTGGAATCAAGAGTATCAAATTACAGTTTTAACTGTAGATACGTACACAATCACTGTGGCATCTTCAATCCCGGCTGGCTCATACGGCGGCGCGGCTGTGGTAGCGGCATATCAGATTAACGTTGGCCCTGCCACTGCCCTGCCTGTTGTTGGATGGGGCGCTGGACCTTGGGGTTCTGGAGGCTGGGGCGTTGGCACATCAACGAGCTACCCAATCCGCATTTGGAGCCAGTCAAACTTTGGTGAAAACTTAGTCTTTGGGTATCGTGGTGGAGCTATCTATTACTGGGACAACGCCACGGGGTTAAACACCAGAGGTGTTTTGGTATCGAGTTTGGCCGGTGCATCTGACGTCCCACTGATGCAGAATTATTTAATGGTGTCCGACGCATCGCGCTTTGTTTTTGCGTTTGGTGTAAACGACTACGGCAGCATTGTGCAAAATCAGATGTTGCTACGCTGGTCTGACCAAGAAGACATTAAGATGTGGACGCCCGCAGCTACAAACCAAGCCGGTAGTTTACTGCTGTCGCATGGCTCCAAGATTGTGACTGCACTTCAGACTCGGCAAGAGATTGTGGTGTTCACGGATTCATCTTTATATTCATTACAATACCAAGGCCCGCCAGCCATTTGGAGCTCCCAACTCCTTGGCGATAACATTTCTATTGCCAGCCAAAACTCTGTGGCTATCGCATCTGGTGTTGTTTACTGGATGGGCGTAGATAAATTCTACAAATATGACGGTCGCATCCAAACAGTGCGTTGCGATCTCCTGCGATACGTCTATAGCGATATTAATCTTGAACAAGCTGACCAATTCTTTGCCAGTACCAATGAAGGCTTCAATGAAGTCTGGTTCTTCTACTGCTCGGCATCGTCCTCCACGATTGACCGGTACGTGGTCTACAACTATATTGAGAACAACGGCCAAGGCGTATGGTATTACGGCAACATGGTTAGAACCGCATGGCTTGACTCCGGCTTGCGTAACTACCCAATGGCCGCTACAGACATCAACAACGTCGTCTACCATGAGTATGGTGTAGACGATAACTCAACAGAAGTTACCACCGCAATTAACGCGGTCATTGAAACTGCTGAATTTGATATTGACGATGGCGACCGGTTTGGGTTTGTCTGGCGAATCTTACCGGACATTACGTTCAACGGATCCACTGGGGCGAGCGCACCTCAAGTCACTATGACGCTGATTCCTATGCAGAACTCTGGCTCAGGGTATAACTCACCTCAGTCCACCGCAGGGACTAGCTACGCTTCTATTCAGCGTATTGCCACCGCACCAATTGAAGAGTTTACGGGTCAGGTGTATATCAGAGTTCGTGGCCGTCAGATGATTCTTAAAATTGAGTCCAATCAGATTGGTACGCAGTGGCAGTTGGGTAGCCCCCGTATCGACATCAGACAAGACGGTCGCAGAGGTAACTCATGACGTTTATTGTGACGTCAGAATTTGAGTTAGGGCAGGTTGCTTCGCCCAATCTGCCTCTTGCGCCTACAGATTATGATTCTCGGTATCAAGAGCAGTTAAACAACGTTCTGCGCCTGTATTTCAACAGGCTAGATGCAATTCTGGAGCAATTGAAAATTGGTTCAGGCTCAATTGATGGGTCGGGCGTTCAGTTTCCATACGGCGCGTTTCAAGATACGGCCTACACCACCCTAAATGGCGGTATTAACAATGCAGTCACCACAATTACCGTGGTCAGCACTGCTGGCTTTTTGACGGCTGGCGAGATTCGTATTGAAAATGAAGTCATTACCTATACAGGCGTGACACCCACAACATTTACTGGATGCACTCGTGGCGCAAGGGGTTCTGCCAACGTAGCTCACTCTACTGGCGTAGCAGTTACAAAGATCCAAGCACCGGCAGCAAACACCGCAGTGCCGATGTACATGAATACAACGGACTTCAGCAATACCGTTACTTTGGTAGATCAGTACAAATTAACTGTAGCTAAATCTGGCCTCTATAACCTGCAATGGTCGGGGCAATTTAACAATACCGATACCTCTGAGCATGATGGTTCTGTATGGCTTCGTATTGATGGGGTGGATGTGCCGGGTTCTACGGGCTTTATTGCTGTTGTGAGTAGCCACGGCGGTATTGATGGCCACGGCATCATTGGCTGGAACTACTACGTGCAGTTGACCGCTGGCCAGAACGTACAGATCTGGTGGTCCACGACCAATACAAAACTTACATTGGAGTGCTACGGCCCAAGCACTAGCCCCACCCGCCCCGCTACAGCTTCTGTCGTGGCTACGCTGTCATTTGTCTCGGCTCTGCCTTAAGGAATAAACATGAGAGAAAGAGACAACAACTTTTACATGGACTTTGAAGACAATGGCTTTGGCGGCAGTGCTATGGAGCAGAACGAAGCGTTGGCAAACATTATTAACCCACCTATAGCTGCCCCAATTCCAGCGCCCGTTGAAAAACCCGCAGAAACGCCTGCGCCTAAAACTAACGACGCCACAATTGAGGCGTTGATAAAACAAATCCAAGCTAGAAGCAACACATCTCAATGGTCAGGTGGTGTTGGTGCTGATCAAGCTACTAAGGACATGGCTCGAATTCTTGCTGAAACAGGAATCACAGACATTAGCCAGTTTGGCCCAATCACAAGAGAAGTACAAAAGGTTGTTGGATACGAGGATTGGGGTGATCCAATTTACCAAACTGTAACTGAGCAAACCTTCGGTAATAAAGAGACAGGTCAAGCCGTCCCCAATACTTACACAGAGCGCCAAACAGGCAACTTCTTTGGCGGAACTTATGAGGGTAAAGGCAACACCGGCTACGGTGTTCAGTTTGATGACCAAGGCTTGCCAGTTTTCTACACGCAAGGCGCATCTAGCAGTGACATGGGTTCTATTGCTCCGTTCTTAACACTTGCGTCGTTTGTTCCCGGCTTGGCTCCATTTGCTATGGCTGCTAACGCGGCTATTGCCGCAAAGCAAGGCAATCCTCTAGGTGTAATTACTAACCTTGCGGGCGTGGGGAATCTTGCGGGTGTTAGTGGTATGGCTGATGTCGCCAATGCTGCTAGATTTGCAGGTGCTGTAAAAAGTGGCGATCCATTAGCGATTGCGTTTTCTGGCGCTAATTTGGCGGGTGTAAGCGACGTTGGCGGTGTAAACCTTAAAGATGTTTCTAAAGCAATCGGCGCAGTTAAAGCTATCGAGAGCGGTGATCCGTTAGCCATGATGCTTTACGGGATTGATGCAATACCGAAAGACAATAATCTTAAATCATCTCTTGGCCCCGGTGATCAGCAAGACTTTATTGATAATTTAATTCCCGGTTATTTCCAGCCCGGCGGCGCTGGCTACACAGAACCTGCCGCACTGCCAAGTCCAGATGAAGACTTTGTGCCAACCATGCCTGCGCCAGAAAAAATGACTGTGCAGCCAGAGCCTGCAAATATAGAAGAATTTATTAAATCATTGGAGCCTTATGTAGCGCCAGCGCCTGCGCCAGAACCTATACCTCAACCAGCACCAGAGCCTACGCCAGAGCCTACGCCAGAGCCTACACCTACTCCTGCACCCACGCCTGAGCCAGTACAACCTGAGCCAACACCCGAACCTCAGCCTGCTCCAGATATTGTTGAGCAGTTAATAAATTCTAGGATGC